AAAGGTACGCTACTGACCCTTATTTAACGTTTCCCAACGCATTTTTAACATTTGCAAACACTTTGTGGCACGCTTTTTGCTATGGGTCGCCCTTACCAAAATTTAACATTTCGCACCCGACTTTGGCACGGTTTTTGTTATGCGTGTGCGCCTGTGAAATTGTTTCACGTGGAACACTGTTAAAAGAATAATTTAACACAAAATAACACGCCAAACGCTTGCACGTTCAAAACAAATGCTTAACTTTGCAGCAAGTTAAACAATTAAATACATTGAGTTATGAATAACGTAAAATCATTAAGCGAAAACATCGCAAAGACTGTTAGCGAAACAACAAAGTACGTAGAATTTTTGGCGGCTTCTTATCCCGAAATCCGTACCAACTTGCAAACTATTGCAGAAACTTTGCAAGTAGTACACCATTCGTTAGGTACGGTTTGTGAATTGTCTGAAATGCAAGAAAAGGTACACAAACAAACCGTGTCAAAGTTTGAATTAGAAAAGGCTCGCAAAAATCAAGCATACGACTTTATAATGACTGAAAAGTTAATCGGTCGTTTCGGGTTGTTCGGGCATTGTTACCCCGTTGAAACATACCTAAACGAAACGGGGCTTGATATTTTGGAAAAGCACGAAAACAAGTAACAAGAAAGGCACAAAGAAAAGGCGGTAACAATCAAGTTGCCGCCTTTCTTTTTGTCCTGCCTTGCAGTTACTCAATATAAACGCCGTCAGATAAAGCCGTGTATATCATTTCTTGCTCGTCTGCAAGCATTTCGGCGGTGTGTATGGGTGTAACATCATCGAACACATTAAACCCTCTGAAATCGCCTACAATGCCCGTTTGTCGGTCGGTGTTTCGCCCGTTGCTTGCGCTTTCGTACCACTTGCAGTAAATGTAAGGTTCTAACCCGTAATATAACATTTCGTTCCAATCATCTCCGCCCACGGTTTTAACTTGGGTGCTTGGTGAAAGGTATATTATTTCGCTGCTTGGTTCGGTTTCCTCAACTTGGAAAACAACGCCGTTGCAGGACAAAAGCGCAACCCCGTTGCCCGTTACCACGTTTATAACGTACTGCAAAGCTATCGTTTTACCTGCATAATCATTATTGAGGTTTACAAAGCCTGCAAACGGCAAAAAGATTTGTATTTCGCTTTCGTAGTCGGTGTTATCCTCATTGTGCGCTGGTACTACCGCCGTGCCGAAATCAAGCGTTATTTTGTCTTGCGCTGGTTGCTGGCACGAAACGCCCGTATTAAAGTTGCCGCATCGTATTACATCGGTGCTAAACGGCGTTATATCCGTGTAAATTCTTTTGATACGGTTAACATACTCGCCCAAATCCACATTTTCGCCGCCGTCAGTGAAATAACGCTTTGCGGCAAATTCTTTCAGATTATCAAGCGTTACAAGATACACGTTAATAGAGCCGTATTGTTTGCCCACTACCTCAACGGGGAAACACTCGCCCACTATATTAACCCGACTATAATTGCCGCTATTTGCAAGTTGGTATGAAATTGTAGCCTTTTTCTTGTCGCCCGAAATCGTAAACGGTGTTTTGATTTCCCGTCCGCCTATCCTTGTCGTAACGCTTAAATAGGTCGTTTCGTCCGTGTGAAATTCGGTGTTTGGGTTTGCATAAAGTTCCACCGTTATAAGGCTGTCAAAGTCCACATAATCGGGTAACGGTTCTTTGCTTGTGCAGTTCGTGAGCGACTTTGTAAGCGGCAAAGTCCGTATATATGTACCCGTAACCGTCACCGAATAATCGCCGCCCAAATCAGTAATAACGGCGGTTGCCGTCACTCGTGTTGACGTGATTTCCACCTGCATATCTTGCGTTGTCGGCTCGCCGCCCGTGTTGGTGTAATGTACTTGCGGCTTATCAAGTCTTGCGCTAATATAAGACGGTGTTTTTACGGTTATGGTGAGCGTTTCGCCGTCCCACTCGTGGCTTTCCTCTGTCCCCTCTATGTTGTTAGTAACCGTGGGCGTAACGGTTTCGGGTATCGCCACTACCTCGCCACTAATAACAACGGGTGTGTTAACATCTAAATCGGTTATTTGTATGGTAGCCGTGTTCCCCTCAACGGTCAACGGTGTTTCTGTCGCCGTTCCTGCACTTGTATTGTAGCTTGCTTTCACATCTTGGAACGTGTAACCCTCGCTTGCCGTTACGGTTATGGATAGTGTGCCGTCTTGGTATGTATGTTGTTCGGTGCTGTCGGTTATGTTGTTTGTTACGGTCGGTTCGGTGGGTTCGGTTGTTACTTCTTTACGGGTGGCGTTGAAAGTAATCGTATCGTTTTTACGTGGAACCTTTGTACCCACATTAACCCCGTATGCCTTTGTATATGGACTTTCGGCTATCAATCCATCGTATTGCTCCATACGTTCAAAACCAATCGTTTCAGGTATTTGTGACCACATATAACCGTGCGGATATTGTGCGGAGGCTTCTGAATAGGGCGTTAATTCATAATCGGGGCTTATATATAGAAAAAATATCGTGTCCCCGTTATCGTCAACGCCGTATTTTAGCGCATATTCTCTGTTAAACCCCGTAAGGTATGCGCTAACGCTCGTAAAATCGGTTTTTGTATCATTCAGTGTCATTGTCGTTGCCTTTTAATGTTACCATAATAATGCCGCCCTTTTCATTCAGTAAGCCCGTAGTTGCAAACGGCACTTTCTCGAAATTCGGGGTACGCTTGTAAATCGTTTCACGGTTTGAAATATACGGGTCGGGGTTGTCGCTTTCAGATACACACCCCGTTGCCGCCAAAATCTCGCTTTCGTATGTTTTAAGCACATCAATACGCAATGCAAGTTCGTAGGCGTTGTTTCCCTCAAAACTTACCCTATCCACGAAATAATACCGCCCCAAATCGGGTATGTGACAATAATTGAAAGTCGGTCGGGGCTGCTGTCGTAGTGTGACGGTCGGGTGCAACACATCGAAAGTTTGCCGCAAATCGCCCTCAATCGCCGTAAAGTCGCCCAACTGCTTGTTTACCGTGTTCGGGTGTCCGTTGTATGAATAAAAGTTTATAGTTGTCATATCGGAAAGAAAAAAGGCGGTGCGGTGCGCTTTCACATGCACCCACACCGCCAAAGTTAAACAATCTAATACCTATCAATTACTTGATAAAGAATACTACAAAGTTTTCGTTTGTATCGTTGAAATAGCCGGCGTCAAACTTGTAGTAGTTGTTGAAAAACTCGGCTTTCGCATTGTAGTTGGTTGTTACACGTCTGTCAAGATTGCAAACGCCCAACGCATCACGGTCGAACATTACGCCCAACACGCCCGAAATTTCAACGGCTTTGCCGCCGCTTTCCTTGATATTAATGTTTCCCGTGCTGGCAAACTCGTAGTTCTGTCCGCTGCCCTGCCAAAAAGGTACGGTTTCGGCTTGCGGCAAAAGCACGTCGCCACGGTTAAACGTGTCTGAATAAAGATAGGTTTGCGCTGCCTTTGCAAAGTCGGACAAAAGTACAACGTGTAACATATCTTTCGGCGTAAATCTTTCCTTGCCGCCAACATTGAACACGGTCGAAATGCTTTGCATGCGGTCGGCATACGTACCCATAACGTAAGACGCAAAGCGTATGAAATCGGGGTCGGTTATCGCCTTTGCAGCGGTTAATTTTGTGGTTGACTCTGTCTTGTCGTTGTACAACTTCAAAAGGTTCACACATCTTGCAGTGCTTGCGCTTGCAAGGTCTGCCCCTGTCATATCACCTGCCGCCGTTGCTCCAAACGCTTGCGTATCAGCCAAAACCGTTTCCGCAATCATATTGTTAATTGTGCGCATAATCAGAGAATCGGCTTTGATAGTCATTGACTTTTCAACGGCTGCATAAATCATCGAAATAAAGCCGTTAAGTTGTGCGGCGTTGCTGAAACTTTCCTTAACCTGCCTTTCGGTGATTGATACGGGCACTTCAAACGTAACCTTTGAGTTGAAAAACTTTGCGGTAACGGTCGGTTTGTGGAAAACATCTTGGTCATAGCTTGTGCCGTCCGTCAAGTTCCACGTGTCGTTTTCCTCGGCTTCGGGAACATCAGCACTTATTTTTTCCAACACGCTGCCAAACTCCCACGCATCCATTAAAACGCTCGGCACTTTGCCCGCATAAGGTCGGTTCACGAAAATCACCTTGCCGATATGGCTTACAAGTGATTTTACATAATTATCCAAGGCATTTTGATTGAACACTTCTTTGCCCAAATCCACAATACCCGTCAAATCCTCGGTTACAATGTCAGTCTTGCCCAACACTTCACCCGATACGCTGTTAATAAGCGTGTAAATCTGTTTTACATTCATATTGCTAAAAATTAAATTAGTTATTCGTAAATACTCGTTGTTAATTCTCTTACAAGTGCAAAGATAATGTTTTTTCTCCAATTATCACGCCTTAACTGCAATTCTTTTGCAATTTCACTTGAAATTGATTTGCTTGCGCCCGTTCCTTTGCTGGTTTCGGTTGTTTGGCGTTCCTCTGTGCGGTTTCTCTCATCGCCCACGGTCTTTCGGTCGCTGTCTGAAAAATCGGTATCGTTGAACGCCTTGTTTGCGCCCGTTTCGGTGTTGTCGGTGCTTTCCTGCAAAGTTACGGTTTCCGTCCGTTCAACTTGCCCCGTTACGGGTGTCAGTACATCGTAATCGGCTAACATCGCCGCCGCTTCCCGTTCCCAACCTTGCACGTTTATCGCAATCACCGCCGAAACAACATCGCTTGCGTTGTCGCTGGTTATGCTGCTTACAACGGTCTTGCCGCCGTACATCAGTAAGGCGTAAGCGTCTAACTTGGTCGGGTCGGTATCGCCGAAAATTGCGGCGTACTCTGTCGGGTATTCGGTCTTGAAAACCGTTGCGAATATCCCGTTACCCTTTGTAAATAGTTCGCTGTATTTCATTGTTTATATTTGTTTTCTTCGTTTTCTTCTGTTTCTTATGTTTCCTCTGTTTCGGTATCGTTACCGTCCGTTTCCGTTTCCGTTTCTTTCGTTTCTTCTGTTTCCTCTGTTTCCGTGTCGTTTCCGTCTGTTTCGGTGTCGTTTCCGTCTGTTTCGGTGTCGTTTCCGTCCGTTTCGGTTGTTTCCTCTGTCGGGTCGTGGTTTTCCTTTGCCGTTTCCAAATCAGCCGCCAAAGCGTTGTAATTATCCCTTTCCAAACCCCAACTTGAAGCAAGTTTAACCGAAATTTCGGTGTCAAACATTGCGTTAATTTTCTCAACTGCATTTTGTCTTTCTTTTAGCATATTATCCACATACGGCAAAAGTACATCTACATTCATACTTACTTCGCCCAAATTAAGGCGTTCACGCTTCATATTATAATTTGCGTTTAGCCCCAATTCGTTGTACATACTGGCTTTGTAGTATTGTATCAGTTCAATAAGTTGTGTAATATACACGCTGTTTGTGGTCGGGGCTGTCTGCATATTTACGCCTTTGAAAAAAGCGTTTTCCCCGATAATTGAAAACTCGCCGTTTTCTATCTTGCACAAAAATTCCTCGGCACTCTGTTTCGTCTTGTCATCGCTGGCACTTATCAGCATTGTAATACGGGTTAAAATGCTTGCCGTGTTCAACGAAATAAGTCCGTCAGTATGCAAGACGGCATAACGCCCAATAAGCGGCAAAAGGCTTTCGCCGTTGCTGTCATTCTCAATCAAAACCCCGTCTTTCTGAATATCGTAGGTTTTGTTTAACTTTAATGCAGGGTTCGCCACGGTGTAAAGCGTTGCCCGTCCGTAAACATCGGGTTCGCCGCCTTTGCCGCCCGAAAGCGCATACAAAACCCCGTCCACGCTGGTAACAAAGGCGTTGCCCGTTGTCTGCAAAAGCCGTTCCAATTCCTTTTGCGGTATGCTGTCAGGCAAACCCTCATACTCAAACATACTTTGAGTTTTCGCCAACGTGTTCGCCATAAATTCGGTTACGGCGGTGTCTTTATCCCTTATTTGCGCTTGGTACAACTTGTAAATGTTATCTTTCCTTTTCATCTGTCAAAACTTTAATTAGGGTTGTAAGTTCGGCTAACACTTTCGTATTTTCCGCAATCGTGTCTTTTAGGTGTTCCGTCTCTTCTTGGTGCGCCTGCCTTTGTTTCACCATATACCAAAACAATGCGCCACACATCACAATCGGAAAACCCAAACTTGAAATGATTTGAATAATAGTATTCTCGTCCATATCAATAAATTTTTAGTTCCTATTGCAAAGGTAGTTATTTATTTCGTAAAACGTGCGGTTCGGCACGAAATTTGCACCAAACCGCCGTTATTTTCATTTAAGCGAAACAATGTTTGTCTTTGCACTCGTAATTAAATAATTGCGTACTATCTCGCCGACTTCGTTATCTTGGTAGAAAACTTTATCTATTGCGAAAAACCGTGCGACTTGTTGTTCCACGTAACTTGCCGTGCTTAACAACTTGCGTTTGTAGTTCGGTTTGCCGTTCATTTCCAGCGAATAAATAAGGCTGTTTTCCTCATCTTTTATCGGGGTTGTCTTTGCGTGTATGTACGTGAAACATTCGTTGCCTACTTGGATAATGTTACCCTGCAAAACAACATCGTTAAACTTGATATAGTACACAAACAACACGTCTTGCGGCTTGTACTTACACGGCAAATGTGGGTAAACTGCAAGTTCCCATTTACCGCCCGTAATCATCTGCAAGTTTTGATTATCGAAACAAAAATACTTGTTGCTGGCTTTGTGTTGTACGGTGCTACTGCAATACTCAACCGCCACTATTGCGCCGTGTTCGCCAAAGCGGTAAATATCTATCGTTCCCTGCTCCATGAAAGGCACTTGCTTCAAACCCATTTCAGTAAAGTACGGGCAAAACTTGTTTACCGTGTTGCCCAACATGAAAACCTTAACATCGTTGCGCTGGCGTATTATCGTGCTTAACAAGTTCATAAACAACATAAACTCATCGGGCAAATAATACCGCCGTGTCAGAAACTCGTCAAACACTATCGTTGTAACATTCGGGTAACTACTGCTTTTTTCGTGTTCCTGCTCTGAAAGGCAAAACCCGTAACAAAACGGGGTTGTGTCGGGTGTCCGCTTGTTTTTCTCTGAATCGTAGTAAGATAAAAACCACTTGTTAGACATATAGAACACTTCATTAAATTTGCCGTCTGTCAGTTCCTCAATAAGTCCGTTTGCGGTGTGATTTGCAAACAGGCTTTCGGCACGTTTGCCCCTCAAATCCTCACGCCAACGGCGTATATATGCCATTTGTTTGCCCGTCTTGATATAGTTTTCCAAACCATATTTCAAGGTTGCATAAGTCTTGCCGTTTGACCTCTCGCCAAATATAACATTATAATCGGCGTTCTTGCTTAAAATCGCTTTCAAGTCGTAAAATTTCGGCTTGTCTGTCTTTGTCTTTCTTGTTGTCATACTCTTATTATTTTAGTCCTTAAATTTGATACCTCGCAAATAGTTTATGTACATAACCGAAAGGGAAAGGCTGTACCCCGTTGGCTCTAAATGTACGCCCGTGCGTTCGTTGTAGTGCGCCGTGCTGCCTTTGTAGTCGGTTATCTCGCCTTGTATCTCGTAGTCTATGTACGTATGTATGTTTTTGCCCGTTGCCGCTGGCGGTATATCCAAATAGTTGGTAAACGCATCAAATATCCCGTTCGCCCCGTACTTTTCAATAAGGTACGGAATAGCGGCTTTTTTGTTCACGCCCGAAACGGTTAAACTGAAATCGTATGCCCGTCCGTTTGCTTTTAGTGCGTTCGGTTCTTGCACCATGTACCGTTTAGCTCCCAGCGTCTTAAACCTTGTATATGTACCCTCGAAATCCCAAACGCCCAAAGTCTTTGTTATGCCTTTTATCGTTTGCGGCTCGCAAAGGGAAAACGGCAAACCGTGATATTTGCAGGCGGCACGCAATTTCATTTGCACCTGCATATTATAAGCCTTGAAATATGCTTCGTGCGCTTTTCCGTTCATTATCTTAATGCTGTCGGTGTCGCTGTATATGTAATCGTCTTTTGCTTCGTGTATGCCCGTGAAAAGGTTGCGCCGTGCGTATGCGGTTACAAATATACCCCACGGATAAAACAAGAAACGGTTTTTGCTGGTGTTGTACTTGTATAAAAGTTCCTGCTTTTGTTCGGGCGACATTGAGTTAATATCCCATTCGCCGTTATATGTAAACTCATCACGCAAAGGGTTGGTAACACTCATACCGTAACAACTGTTTAACATTTCCTTGCTGTTAAGATATTCTACTTCTTTGCCCTCAACGCCTTTTAATTTCGTCTTGCTTTCGTACAAATGCAGGATAGATTTTACAAACGGTGTCGGCAAATAGTCTTTCTTGTAACAATACATTTCACCAACTCGCATACTTTCCCACGAATAAAAGTTTTTGATTATATGAAAGTCAACGTCTGTAATTGTCAGCGCAATTTTTGCAGCCGCCACAATACGCCCGTTATTCTCGCACGGGTTTTCTTTCACGAAACATTTGCTTGCGCTTATCGGGTTGTCTTGCGTTTCGCTGGCAAATATGTTGGTAAACTCAATATCGAACACGCAACAATACTTTGATATTAAAAACTCAAATTGCGCCATGCTTTTAACCGTTATCGCAACGCCTTGCGACATCGGGTATTTTTCCGCTATCATTACATACGGGTAACTGCTTGTAAAGTCGTAACTATCCACGTTGTACATTATTTCGTCTGTATATTCGGCGTTTGCGTGTGTGAAACCGCCTGCAAACGCACGTTGCAGCATATTAAATTCATTCATACCCGTAATTTGTAGTTCCTGCAACAAGTTTACGTAATCCCAATTTGGCACGGTCTTTCCTGCTTCACTCTTTTCACGCAAACAATGTGCACGGCAATACTTGCGCACAAACCCCGTCTTTGTTATCGGTATGTGCGTTATCCCTTTGCTTTCCTCGATACGTTCTTGTATGTAGCACATCACTACTTTAATATCGTTTATGCAATAATGTATTTCCACATCAGTAAGCGGCGTTTCGCTGTGCCTTATTTGCTGGTAGTCCAAATCGCCAACGGCTTTTGCACACTTGTATTTCATAAGTTGTTCGCCCAACTTTGCAAGTGAATAACCCGAAAGCAAGTAACTACAACGAAACTCAATGTTACCCGTTGTTATTGCGTAAATCGGTTTGCGCAAATCAATACTGAAAACCAGTTGCCACTCAAACCACTTGCGCAAAAACTGAAATTCGTATGAAAGGTTATGCACATACACAATAAGGCGTAATTTGTCATTCAGTTGCAAAACCTCGCTTACGGTCTTCATCATCGTAACAAACTCGCCCCACGTGCGCCCCATTATCGTATATCCGTTTATGCCAAACTGCCAAACGTACATTATTGCGGCTTTCTCTAATTTCGCCTTGCGCCCGTTCCCGTCCTGCATACGCTGCACTTGCTCGTAGGTGTACGCCCGTCCGTCCGTATCACGGTAAAAACTTGTCGTTTCAATATCAAAGGCGCACGGGATATTGTAAAACCGTTTGCCCTTGCTGTTTCCGATAATGTTCTTTTCATTTACGGCACGTTGCAAGACGCTTGCAATTTCGGTCGGGCTGTTTATTCTTTCTTGTAACTCAAAAGGTATTTTTTTCATAACCCGAATTTATTAAAACCTTGTAGTATTCGGTCTATATCATCATCAATTTTGTTTGCCGCTTCATTTGCGGCTCTCTCTATTTCGTCATCAATCGCCCGTGAAATGCTTTCGGCTTCGCTCTCTATTTGGGTGCTTATATCCCGTGCGCTTTGCTCCATTTCGCCCGTGAAATCCTTGTACCGCATCAAATACCGCTCCACGAAATCATTATCTGAAATGCTGTTTAACTTGCCTTGCAAGTTCCTTGCCATAAGGTTGTACTCATCGGGCGTTAAATCGTACACACGTTGCAGGTGTTGCCCGTACTGCCTTGCGCCTTGCGCCGTGCTGGTGGGCTGGCGTAAAAACGAAATCGCCTTGCCGTACTCAACTTTTAAGGCGTTCCAATCGTGCTTCATTGAAAACTTTGTGTACCCCTCTATATCGCCTTTGTTCAACGCTTGCACGGCTGGCGAAAGTTGTCCGATTGCTTCAATGTTTTGAATACGGCGGTTTGCCATTTGGAAAACACGTGCAATCTCTTTGCGCATTTCGGGGCTACTCTCAACGGCTTGCAAAATCTCTCTCTTTAATTGTAGCCTGCTTGTTTTCGCATATACAGACGGCGAAAAATTAACTTTGATTTTTACCATAACGCTGTTATATTAAATAGGGGTTACAAACATTGCAACCCCTACAAAGTTAAACATAACTTTTCAAACTCTTACAAGTCCACAAACGAAATAGAGTAACACTTCTTGCCGTGGCTATCGTACTCGTAAATCGTGTACCCGACTTTGCCGTCTTTGATAGTTTGTACTGCCTCATCATCGGCAAGTATTTCACGCACCGTTTCGGCGGTGTGGCTTGGCAGGTTCACCAGCCGTTTGTTTTCCTCATCAATAATTACGGGGCTGTCGCCTAATTGTGATTTGTGGACATAAAGCCCATTGATTTTGTGTACCACATCTTTGCCGCCCTCATTTTCAGAGTTGAAAATATCGGCTAACTTGGTGTACTGAAAGTCGGTTGTGTCAATGCCAAACGTGGTCTTGTTAAACTTGCTTGCAAAACTTTTCATTGTAGTAACTCTTTTAATTGTTAAACTTGTTGTTAATTATTCGGCTGTCTGTCCTTGCGGTTCGCCGTCAAACGGCAATTTTTGTTCGGGGTTGTCTTGCGGCTTCAAGTCCATAAGCCACGCACGAAAGCGGTTTATTTTCATAACTGCCCTTTGATTGCGGCAAACTTCATTACACGCCATAAGGCTACCCAAAGCCGACAAAGCGGCAAACGAAAACTCGTCAAATGCTTTTCTCTCTTCGTTCATTGTAGTAAACTTTATTTGTTAAACATAGTGTTATTTGGTCTTTGGAAACTTAACCGTACCGCCGTGGTATATGTACGTGGTATCGGTTGTTATTATCACTGCTTTGCCGCTGCTTGCGCTTTCACGTTGTACGTGGCAACCCTGCAAGATTGCAGATAGAAACAACATCGCACCGCAAACGGCAAAAATAGAAACACACATTGCAACCTCTTTAATTGCTTCTTTCGGTTGCTCTTTGAAATGCTTTATTAACTCTTTCATATTTCAAATTGTTTAAGTAACACGGTGCAAAGATACAACTTTTTTCTAACATACAAGCATAAGCGCACAAATTATTTCGTTTTAACTTTTATTAACTCTTGGTGTTGTGTTCCACGTGAAACAATTTCACAGGCGCACACGCATAACAAAAACCGTGCCAAAGTCGGGTGCGAAATGTTAAATTTTGGTAAGGGCGACCCATAGCAAAAAGCGTGCCACAAAGTGTTTGCAAATGTTAAAAATGCGTTGGGAAACGTTAAATAAGGGTCAGTAGCGTACCTTT